TGTGGACTTGATGTCCTCAGCCGCGCCAGACTTGGCTTGCAACAGACCGCTTGACGCCATGGGTGGCTGCGCGCGCTGTGGCAGTGGCAACATGTTGCCTTGACCGTCGGTCACATCTGGGTTTACTTCCAGATATGGCCAGTTGTTGGTGTTGGCTGTCTTCCACTTGTCTTCGTAGCCTTCGAACTGACCGCCGTAGCCGATGAACGGTGCCTTGGGCGCCAATGCCAGCATCTCTGCTTCTTGGCTGACCCAGTAGTTGTACATGCGCTGGGCATCTTTGGCGTTACGCACCAGACCGCTCACGTACAAACGACCATCGACCTCGAACTCGTTGCCGACAATGCGGATCACCGGAATCCATTTGCCAGCCCACTCACGTTCCTCAAGGATCTCGTAGCCGTTGATCTTGCAATACTTGACCTTCGGACGCTCGGCCACACGCGAACGCTTGGGCTTACCGTACACGGCACGCAGCTCTTTGTCCTCGGGCGTGCCCTCAAACGCAGTCTGGTTGCCTGGATACAGGTTCAGCGTGGCTTTGTCGTAGTCGATGTAGTAGTAGTCCGCGATGCGGACCGTGTCCTCGTTCAGCCAGTTGCTGATCGACTGATCGCCCACGCCCAACGACTGGAGGGTCGAGATGGGCGCTGCATCCGGGTACATGCGCTCATATTCCGCCTTGGTCACGTCTTCCGTGATGAAACACCATTTGGCGTCAGCGCCGGTGGGGTCTTGAATCAATGGGTCCATGTAGACCGAGAAGCTGTTGCGGATACGACCGATCTTGATGTCTTGGTCAAAAGTGTCGTCGTCGCAATACTCGGTCAGCAGGCGGATGTAACCTTCACCGTAAGCCACCTGGTTCTCGCAAGCGGTGTCATAGGCCACGTCGGCATCGGAGATGTACTCGATGTGACGGATCATGCCGTTGAACACCTCGGCCACCTGCACATCGGCGTTGTCATCCACAGGGATGACCTTGGCACCGGGCCGATTTTGACGCTGATCGTTGGTGACTTGACGAACGTGCTGTGGCAGCTTGTTGATCGTCAGGGTGGGACGGGCGTTGATGGTTTGGCCTTGGACTGCACCACGGGTTGCCAGCACGTCGGCTGGCCATTGCCAATGGTTGTCGGGCGAACCAGCGTAAAACCGCAGGTCATCGATCTCGTCTTCACGGGACTCGGCAAGCGCCGAAACCGCCATATCAAGGCGGGCACGGGCGACGGTCAGAATGTCTGAGTCGGATTTCAGAGGTTTGCCACCGGCTGCTACGTTAGCCGCAGCAACCATGCCAGTTGGGTCAGCCATTCAAGACTCCTAGTACGTGAGGCTCGCGCATGACGACATAGTCCTTGCCTTCATGCTTAAATTCTTGCCCTACGCCGAAATACAGATGGTCACCGACCTTCAGCTCTTTGCAGTCAGGGCCTGCGGACACGACTATACCCGTTTCCTGCTTTTCTGTCGAAAGTAGCTCGAACATGGCGTGTTTTTCAACGTCACGCTCGATGATCAGGCAGTTTTGCATTGCTTTAAGGGTCATTTGAAATCTCTCATTATTTGCGGCGCAATCACAATTAATCCACCACAAATGGTTGACACAGCGTCCATAATTTCAATTCCGTGGTTACCGCCACGTTGATTTTGCCACCAGTCCGACAATTCTTTACCTGCACCGACAATTACAACAGCAACTATTGCAATATGCGGGCTGAAAAAAGATGTCAAAGCGGCAATTATTGCGCCGTACACGAAATGATTGGCTTTGTCCTGCGGCAATGAGGGTAAACTCATTTCTTGCCTTTCGGTGCGGGTTTCTGGGCTTCACGCTTGACGGAATAGGCGATGGCTACGGCCTGTTTGATCGGTTTTCCGGCTTTTACTTCGGCTTTGACGTTGGCGCGGAAGGCCGCAGGTGATGCAGATTTTTTCAGTGGCATTTTATGACCCCATCCATCCAGTTGATGCCGCGCTGCGGTCATATGTGACCTTGCGCGTTGTGTTACGAGAATTGTACTCCCCACGGTTGGCCACGGGAAATGCAAACGTCACGGCCAGTGCGTCAGCCGCATCAGGAGAGGCCAGCCCACGGGCTTTCATCTCCTTTTTCCCTTCCAGAAAGATCGTCCCAGCCGAGTTGGGCTTCTTCATAGGGCCGACCAGGTCGTTTCGCAGGGATCTGTCGTTGGGAATCGATGCAGTCCTGAGCCAGTCGCGCATCGCACCCCAGATTTCAGCCCTTTTGTTGCCCCACATCACGGGGTTTTTCGCCTTCCATGCAAAGTTGACCCCGCGCACTTTGTAACGCTGCTCGGTCAATCTGTCAAGAATCCCGTATCCAAGGCCTCCCTCGTCGATCACGGTCAGTGCGGGCTTGTATTCCTCGATGGCGTCGATCACGTGCCCCACGACGCTCATGGTGTCCTCACCCTTGAGGCGTTTGATGGCCACGATGTCACGCCCTTGGCGCACGAGAATCACGGTGCTGTCCATGCCGCCACGGGCAGGGTCCACGCCGATCACAATCGGAGCCGTGGCGTCCTTGTACAAGGGCCGTTTCATGGCGTCCTCGACCACCACGGGCGAGATGAACTGGTCTTCACCGGCAGCAGGGAACTCACCGTAGACCTCGACACGGGCTTGGATTGAGTCTTCACCGTATTCGGCGATGATCTGGTCGTAAACGGCCTTGTCGGTGCCCTCGACGGTCCTAGCGTCGATGATCTGCCCTTTCCAAAAGTCCCGCTTGCCGTGGAACGTCTCGAAAAAGTACCCGGTGTTACGCCGTGGGTTGGAAAACGCGAACCAGTAACGATCCAGGATCTTCTCCGTAAAGAAGCCCGCAGCCACTGACCAGATCCCGTCCGGGATACCACTGGCTTCGTCAAAGATCACCATCATGCCGTCGTGGTTATGCACACCGGCATACGAGTCGGGGTTCTCTTCGCTCCACAGCTTCCCTTCAGCAGACCAGTACCGGGTGCCTTTCTTGAGGTCACGCTCGACCAGCTCGGTGAGCCACTGCGCAGGGGTCAGCTTCGTGGCCGAGGGCTCCCACCAGTGCGAGTTGATGGCCATCGTGGCCCACTTAGTCAGCTCACCCCAAGTGACCGTGCGCAGCTGGTTCTCGCTGTTAGCCGAGACGATGACTGAGCTGCCGATCCGGGTGGACAGCATCCACAGGATGAGCCAGCTCACGAGTGCCGACTTACCGATACCACGACCCGAGGACACCGCGACGCGCAGTGCGTCCATGTCGAGCTGGCCTTGGTTCTGCTTGATGTGCGCCGTGATCTCCCGCAGCACCCTGCGCTGCCAAGCTCTGGGTCCACTGAACTTCTCCAGGGGTGTGTTCTTCTGTCCCCACGGGAACGCAAACAGGACGAACGTCTCTGGGTTGTCCTTGATCTGGGGCGACCACAGCTGGGTCATCAGGACCTGTTCGTCTTCAGGCGAGTAAATGGGTTTCTGCATTACTTCTTCTTCCCAAAGATCGCATCCCAGTTGTCGCGAAACTTCTGGGGGTCGGGGATCGGTCTTGGCGCGGAGCCTTTACCACCATCACTCATAGTCAGTTCTCCAATCTAGGGGTCACATCAATCACTTCGGCTTCAATGATCCGAGCCTGAGCCGCAGCCAGCGCATCGGTGATCGAGATCGTCCCGCCAAGCTCCACGGTCTTGGTCTCACCGTACTTCTTACGATTGTGTGCGCCCATGAGCCACTTGCGAGTGTCGATCTTTAGGCGTGAACGCTGGACGTCCTCCAGCGAGTCATCGGCGTCGGCAATCTCGATGATCTCGCCAGCCATGAACTCGGTACGCATCTCCTGGGCTTCATCGAACAACTGTTTACGGTTCGGGTCTTTTTTGATCCACCGGTAAAAGTCGTTGTAGTCAATGTCCCGTTGGTCGTCCCGCAGCACTTGGGACAGGGATTTGCCGTGGGCAATCGAGTCGATGGCTCGCATGAACACCTGCTCGTACTGCACGAGGGTGAGTGCTTTGACCTCTGCGGGCATTTTGGCCAGCGAGGTGTCGGATCGTGGCGCAGGGTCGAGCCAGTCTGGTAGTTCGAGTTGATGTGCGACATCTGCGCCTACGGATTGGGGGTTCAATGTGTCCATAGTGGTACGGATGCTATCACATGGGTGGGTTTTTGTGTCAATTGAGACTGTGAACCCAGTGGGTCACTGATATTTTTGAAAAAATAAAAAATTGTTCGTGATGCCGCCGTAAACGTGACCTTTGGTCCGTCGGCCCTACCCCCTCCCCCTCGGCGGCTCGGGCATCCGCGATCCACTGCGCCACGGCCACGCGCCCTGACCCCATGAGCCAGCGCCACCACGGCACCCAGCGTCACCGGCCACCACGGCCACCAGTGCACCCATTGGGTCAGTGCATCCATGTCAACCCAGCGGGTCACAATGCACCCATTGGGTCAGTGAATCAGGGCTTCACGCACCAGACCCAGCGGGTTAATCACTGACCCATTGGGTCAATTGATGCACTGACCCAATGGGTCAGGGAAAGCAAAACCCGGTGAAAAAGGGGGCGAGTGCGTCAACGGTGACATCGCGCGGGCGAGGGGTCGGAAAACGACTTTTTGAAAAAGGTCTTTTTTTTCAGAATCCTAGAATCCCTCTCCCCTCTGTAAGTCACAATTGACGCACTGCACCAGCGTGCAAACCCAGCGGGTAAGACACTGATTCCATGCACCCAGCGGGTCAGGGAAAGCACTGATTAAATAATTCTTGACCCGCTGGGTGTGATCTGTGGTATGATTGCTCACCGACACAAAATCGGTCTTGTAATCTGTAACCCGCAACCACTTGGAGCACACAATGCAAAACCCCGAAATCACCAAAGCCCTGGCCCGCACCAATGACATTGCCAAAGCACGCAAGCTCGCACTGGTGGCCATCGACCGCGCTGCCCGCGAAGCGTCAAGCCTTGAAGCCCTCCGCGCTGCAATCGAGCGGGCCATCGTTGACGTGGCCACCCGCGAAACCGAAGCCCTGCGCGGCTGATCAACCCAGGGGGCGCAAGCCCCCCATCTGTAACCCGTAATTGAAAGAACCCCCATGATCAAAGACACCACCCTCGCCGTGTTTATCGCTCTTGCCCTGCTGGCCGTGCTGCTGCACTCGCTGGGCGCACTGTTTCCCCTGTAACCCGTAACTCTGTAAAGGATCAATCATGCAAGCCATTCAAACCCGTTATCTCGCCCCCACGAATTCCCGTGGCGCACGAATCAAAGCGTGGGCAGCCGCTGGCTCAATCACCATCT